TAAACGTGCTTCACGAAGAACAAAGTCTAGGTCTTTAGTTGGATCTGCATATCGTTGAGAGAACTCTTGGAATGAGAATGAACGATGACGTAAGATCTGACGAGCAATATCACGTGTGGTTTCAATCTCAATACAAGCAGAAACCATTTCCAATGGTGACCAATGCTGGTGCTTAATCAAATAACGAATAAGCTTATCTGCAGTGCCTGCATTCAATTGATTAGATGGATTTGATACACGTGCACAAAAGGCAATCAAATCCTGAACATCTAAAAGACCTTCTGAATAAAACTCACGTGATGGTTTACTATATGATACTAATTTAACTTCCATTTTCAATCCTCTTAATTTCTAACACATCACCAGTTGGAACCTTATCAGCAAATTTGATTGCTTCCTCATAAGACTCAAAGACCTTTGTAGTTACACTACTTTCATTGCTATTTGTGTAATAGCATACCTTATACTTGTTGCTCATATTCTGTATCTCCAAACTGAGTTGTTGCAGTCCACTTCTTATGACAAGTGACACAACTAACATTACGTCTTGTAATGTTTCCATCAGGGTTAATATTCACACCATTCTTATCATATACTGGTGTGAAGTACATTGCCGTTGTCATTGCAAATCCTTCAATGAATCTGCATTCTTTATCGCAGCCTTTACTTAATTCTGTGAACATGCTAACATTCCTTGCTTAACTGCGTGATACCATTTGTTTCTATCACTTGGAAATATATATGAATGCTTCCAAAGCGTATTAAAAGCGTCAAGATCTTTAATCATAAATTTTACTTTGACTTCCATATAACCATTGAAGCCTTCACCATTCATATCAGGTGATGTTGATTCATAACTAGTAACAGCTTTTGCAAACTGTTCTGGTACTAATAACATTGCCATCAATGAAGCATGACACATTACAACTTCTAGTTTCATATTAATCCTGTACAGCGCCTGGATTGATTGGTGGAAACCCTCTACCGCTTGGACAAACACCACCGAGGTTTCCGCATGAACCTGATGTTTTGTTTAAGTCAATACCACATTTGAAACATGGACGTGGTAGGGATGAAAACCAATCAGGTGTAATTGGTCTATCACCAAACTCTTGTACCTTTTGTACATTGCCAATTTCTGTAAATGTGCCATCCGTATAGAAGATGACAACCTTTTGAATGTCTTTACTCATAACTAAAATTTCCAAAGTCTTTACGTTCACGAGTTCCAAATGTGTTTAGAGGTTTATCCTCTTTAGCATCAGGCACATGAGCCGAGTCATTGATTAGAGATTGTGCTGATGGTTCTACATCATACAATTTCATACGTGATCTATCAATACCAACGATAAATCGTTTGTTTGATGTTGGATCGTTATAACGATTCTTTAATTGTTTGACCATGACTTGACCGAGCTTTTCAAGTTCTTCCGTCGAGATAACGGCAAACATGAAGTCGGCTGTCGCTGGGAGACCGAACGATTCTGAAGTATCTTCAAGGCCCACGTCTGTATTTGAGAATCCTGATCGTGTGGTCTGTGTTGCGGATACAACCGGGACTCCTGCTTCAACTGCCAAGCCACGCATTTCTTCTGCGATCGCCTTAACATATGAGTATGTATTGACTGAACCGCCAAGGCCTTTAATTCTCGAAGACGCACAAATATTAAGGTAATCGATAAAGATGATATCTGGCTTAAAATTCTTTTTAAGTTTAAGTTCATTTAGTAACGCTCTGAAGTGACCAACGTGGGCCGCTCCAGTTGGATACTCTTTAACAATCAACTTGCCAATATTCTTCTGAGCGATCTTTTGAATCTTCTGGTCGTATACGGCTTTAGGTAATGATTCCAATTGATCAACTGGGATGTTCATTAGGTTGGCGTCAATACGTTCAGCAATACGTTCCTCGGCCATTTCCATAGTTATGTATAGGACATTCTTACCTTGAGTAAGAGTAGCACCTGCCATGTGACACATGAACAATGACTTACCAACGCCAGTACCAGCAAGGATAATGTTTAGTGTTTTATTTGGCAATCCACCTTTGGTGATCTTGTTGAAGTAATCAAGATCAAAGGGCAGTCTTCCTTCGACTTTGTGATAAAAATCATATCGGTCATCAGAGTTATCGATGTAATCATGGCCGATGTTAGTGTCAAAACTGACACCAAGGGCTTTAGATAATATATCGGGAATTGCATTGTTACTCAGTTCTTTATGCTTGCCATCAATAATCTGAATAGACTCCATGATGGCAAGATAAATTGAACGATCTTGACAAAACTTTTCAGTTTGTTTAAGCATCCATTCCATATCAACTGGGTCTGCACGATATGCTTGATGAACTTGGTCAAAGATTTCATTCGGTACGTTTGGAATCTTTTGTAGTTCAATCTTTAATGCTGCTTCAGTTGGAACAACATTATATGTTTCGACAAATCGTGAGACCACCGCGAAGAGTAACTTCTCACCACGCTCAAAGTACTCGTCTTTGAGGAATGGAATTGCTCTTCGTGTGTATTCTTCATTCGTGCACAGTTGATTCAGAATCAGTTGGTTTATCATCATTACCTAATTTAAATTTTCCAGTTTCAAGTGAGTCTTCAATTACATGAGTAAGAATGTCACCTAGCAAGTCCATAAAGTCTACACTAGAGTTTAGTTCATCTTCATCTAGATGTTCAGGTAGATCTATTACCTTAAATTGAAAACTCAATAAAGCTTCTTCATCTTTTTCTTTTACTTGTATTTTGCCGTATTTGTATACGACATCTTTGAACATACCTTCATTGACTTTTACATGCCACTCGTCATTGACGGTGGCATTTTCAACGAAGGAGTAAGAGTTACTCGTTATCTTCATCGATGTCCTCATACTTATCTTGCATCATAGCAGCATGACCAATTAAGAAGTTATCAGTAACATACTTTTGGAATTCATCAGAGGCTAGAATGTCTTGCCAGAATTCTTTATTGAGCGTATCTTTCTCTCGTACTTTTGTACCCACGAGCTCACCTGTGTTTCGGTCCACTTTCTGATACCACCCGTTATTAGGTTTAACGACGAAGTTACCAGCCAAAGCAATATCAAGCAAACCAGAATACTTTTGAATGCCACCGTCGAAAGAAACAGATACAGGAATCTTAGACTTTTCTTTAACATATCGAGATTTTTCTACGTTAATGATGAAGTGGTAACCTTTAATCTCAGTACCATCTTTATCTTGCTGACGACCTAGAATCCAAATCGTATCAGCTGAGTAATATACACCAGTTCCACCAGAGACAATTGCCTTAGGGAATAGACCCATTTCCTGGTATGTATGATTCACTACAACCATTGGTACATCTTTCAATGTCAAGTACGGTGTAATCATACGGAACAAACCTTTTAACGCTTTAGCACGAGACATGTCTGCAACAGACTTCTCATTCAACGTATCTTCCAATTCTTTCTTAGAAGCAAGGTTACCAATCGAGTCAATGATGATGATAACTTTTTCGCCACGCTCAAGGTTATTCAATTGACCAACAACGTCAAACTTAAGTTGCTCAACATCAGTGATTGGTGTATGCAATACGCGTGAGGTATCAATACCGAATGAATCGAAGTAGGCTTGTGGTGTACCAAATTCAGAATCATAAAATAACATAACTGCATCAGGATACTTGTCCATATAAGCCTTTGCCATTAGCAAAGAGAATGCAGTTTTAAAGTGTTTAGATGGACCGGCCAAGACTGTAAGTCCTGGTGTAAGTCCACCATCAAGTTTGCCACTCAACGCAACGTTAATCATAGGAACTGATGTGGTAATCATATCCTTTGCGCCAAAGAACTTCGAATCTTCCAACACCGCAGTGTATTCGATTTTTGAATTCTTTTTTAGTTTGTCCATTAAGCCCATTTGTATTCTCCAAAGTATTGAACTATTATATCACATTTTATTACAGGAAGAAACCATCTAGTGAAGCTTTTGGAACTTCAATCATATCTCTGAAGTCCTGAGATTCACTGTGGTTGTATTGTAAAAGAATTCTATCTGTTGCATCGACTGTATCTCTGCGACCTTCAAGGAATTCTTTAATCTCGAACGCCATGTCTGCAGCGGTACCTACTGGCACGTTTTGGCAGATGTGGTTCAAGTTTGCTTTAGGGTTTAACAACTCAAAGTCATGAGGTAATCCCATGATTGTCATTGCTTCCCTATAAGTTATGTATCTATCTTCATGAGGATGAGTTAACATTGTTGGATAGTGACCAACGAAAGCACCAACATAATTCTTTGGAATAGTAGTCAGTCTACGCATAATGTTTTCACCGCGGCCTAGCTTCTCATGAATACGCTTGCAACGTGCTTCAATGTTTGGATAGTTATTCTCTGCCATCCATTTGCCTACTTCTAGATATGAAACATTATTACGTTCTATCCAATCCATCGCGTTATCAGTCTTTTCAATCTTATCGAAAAACTCTCGATGCGAGATTCCACCTTCCATCTTCTCAAGAACATAACGATACCAAGGATCAGTTTTTGTTGGAATTTTGTCATTAGTCACAGTGTGTTGAGTTAAGTTCTGTGGCATATTAACAATAAGATCTTCAATTCGTGTCCAAGGTTTCTTGTAGAATTTAAAGATTGGTGCGCGAGTGCCACGCCAGAAAAAGTAGAATGAGCGTTCACGAATTTGTGGAACGCCATGCAATTGAGATTTAGTACGATAGATTGACATAACGTAACCATGTTCTTTAGCAATCGCATGTAGTTTTTCTACAACTGGTTTACCTACCTTGCCGGCAAAGCCTGGTGCATTCTCTCCCCAAAACACATCTGGTTTCCATGTACCTAAAACTAACTCAGCAGTCTTATACATCCAATCGTTTGCGGCAGCATCAGAAGAAGCACCTGCAGATAACGATGACAGACCTGCGCATGGGCAAGTCGTTGAGATAACGTTTACTTTACTTGGAGAGTGAGTACCTTTGTCCATAACGTAATATGGAAGGTCTTTATAGTGATTCACTGCGTGCGAATCATTGGACGCAAAAGCTTCAAAAGAAGCCAGCCATTCAGGCCGACTTCCCATAGCTTTCTCTTGACCCAATGTTTGTCCACCAATCAATGGGACGATACTTGCATGTTTAATTGTCATAGTCTTTCTTTAATAAGAGTCATCATTTCGCTGAACGTATGTTCTGCATCTTGATGTGACTTATAAAATTCATAAGCCATTTCACGATACTCATTACGCATTCCACGGTCTTTAGATAATTTATCTAGTACGTCAAAGGATGGTTGCATATCGTTATCATCAAGCCAAATGGTGCCAGTATCTTTACAATCAATTAACTTCTTGTCTTGAGCACGATGAGTGCAGCGTTCGCCATAAGCTTTACGGAAGACCGGTACTACACCAACAGCAGCAAGTTCACAATGAGTGTATTCAATCGATCGTTGGATGAATCGTTCATCTAACAAAGATAATTGATAACCAAAGGCAACTCGTGACATACGTTCAAGCATTTGCTCATTAACATATGGACCAAACACATACGCTGGCTGGTTGATTGCGATAGATGATGTAGAGATATCTTTGTCAATTAATCCATGGAACTCTGAAAGTTCACGGAAAGCAAGATACGCTGGTGACTTTTCAATACCTTCAAAGGTAGTGATATAACCACCTGGACGTAAGTGTTGGTTATGGAATGCAAACATTTGTTTGTAACCTTTCCAACTTGTAGTACGTCCAATCCACTTGTTGTGGAGTTCATCTTGCTCAGCGATATCTTTCCAATACTTAGAACGTACTGAAGCAAAATCAATTCCTGGCTGGAAGTTTAGAATAGTCTTACTTGTATCATCACCACCCATAAATGAATCAAGGCCAGATGCAGTTACCTCTGTAACATACTTAGCAAAATCGTTAGTATCTGAGTGACCAAACAAGATGTCAGATTTCTTAACTGCTTCTTCAATACAAGCATTACGCTTAATAGACAGTGAAGAGTGATCATGTTGAATCAATACAACAGGCTTTTTGATTTCCTTGAGTGCTCGCTTGAATTGCTCAATAGCTGCTTCAGGATGAGACAAAGATGGAAGACTATTAATGATAACTACATCAGCTTCATTACAACCGTCGATCATCTTTTGTGCTTCGTCTGCTTTGGCCAACTTCAATTGGATAACATTAGAAACATCATGAGCATTCTTACGAGTCCACGACTTGTCTTTTGATGAAAAGACTGTGAAGTCATATCCATTCTTTGCTAACCATTTAGTTTGCTCTACAGTAAACTTAGTTACGCCACATCCTTCAATGCCACGTCCCATAATGATTGCGATTTTCATATTACATACACCTTTACATTTGCTTCGCTGAACATCTCAGCAGATTGCAACCATGACTCATGCCAATGTGGTCGCAGATTTAAACATTCTTCTGAGATATAGACTTCACTAATACCTACTTGAATGACGCCTTTACAACATTCACTACAAACAGGTAACCCATAAACAAAAAGCTTAGCGCCGTCTAAAGATATTCCAGAATACGTAGCATTATATATGACATTCATTTCAGCATGAACTACATATTTGTACTTTGTTTCTCTATCGTTTAGACGTTCTTCAAAATCAAAAATACCACGTGGAAAACCATTAAATCCCTGTGACAAGATTTGACCTTTAGACCCTACAGCGATTGCGCCAATCTTAGTGTTAGGGTCTTTAGACCATGACGAAACTTCTTTCGCCATAGACATATAACGATTAGCCCACTTAGTTTCTTTCATATCAAGCAATTAAATCAAAGTGGCGTTCATAGACATGTAAGCTACCAGCATTCCAGTGAAGATCACCAAGACCATATACAGTACCGCTGCGACCATTGACTGCTTGAAGCACTTCTTTATGTACATAATGTTGCCATGCATAATCATTCTTATAACCATATACTGCATCATTAGATCTCATGAACACTGATGCATGCAGTTTACCATCACGAATATAATATTGAGTTGAGTAGGTACACATGAAGTCAGACATACCATCACGGCAATAATCTTCATGCATTGTTGGGCGAATGTAAATCATAGTTGCACGACGAGACAGTGGTGATGCAACAAGTTCATTTACAACTTTAGAGAACTGATGACCGTTATCTGCAGAGTAGATACACCAACCATAATTTGAATTGATACGACCATACTTATCTGCGACTTGTTTCCAGATTGCAGGTGGTCCACCGGGAATATCATTTACACACAATGAAAGTGAACGGTACCACTCTAGTTCACGAGCAACATAGTCTTCATTGACTACACCAAAGATAGAATTCTCATCAGCAATGAAAGAGGCATTGATAATTTCGATAGTCATTTGACCACCTTTATCAGTTACAAACTTTTCATTTTCAAGCTTATGGATAAATTCACGACGAATATCGTCTACATAATTTCTAATCATTTTACTTCCTTCTTATAACGATCATCACATTCAGGGTGTTCCATTTGGTGAATCATGAGAATAATTAATTGTGTAGTTGCATGGGCAAGATGTGATTGACCTGATTCTGGGTCAAGATCTTCACCAGCATGCCAAGCAGTTAGATGGCGTTGGATTGAAGAGTAAGTGCGAATCCAAGGGGAGTTACCACCATCATCACGCCAGTTATTGACGCCATACTTAGCAGCGCCAAAGCCAAGCACTGTAGCAATTTTAATCAGTGCTTCTGGTGGAATTAAACCGAGTTGTGGTTTGCCTTCATCAAATTTCATTTAGTCGATCCATTTTAAAGTTTTAGAGCTAGAGTGATATCGCATAAGTTTTGCTAACTTAGGCAATGTTACTTTATCAACAACTGTCATTTCTTCAATATCAAAACATGCCATTGTCCGACCATCACGAGTTGTTGTAGTATAATATTTTCGGTTAGTGCATTCATGAACAATGATAGTATCGCTATTACTATATTCAATGAATACTAGTTTTTTGACGTTTAAGCATTTACGTAAGTTAGTTGTGTGTTTTACATTTACAGTAAATGAACCATTGGGATGACGTGACTGTGTTTTGATTTCAACTTCATCACCATTATCATGCACTAGATCTTTATCAGAATCATACTTATAGTTTGATAGTGTACCGCCAAAGCGAGATTGATAGAAGATCTCGCCTAAGTCACCTAAGATTTCTTGGTTAGTCATACTTGTGAATTAATCATTGGTTTAAAATGCTTAATTGATCTTTGCTCAATTGCTGAAATTAGCAATGGCGTATTAGTCAGATCGATAAAGTCAAATGTCAAAATAACACCATCAGTAGTATTCTCTACAATACTACGCAGATGCTTACCAGTTGATTCAGTTTTACGACCACTCTTAAAAGAATACAAGTGTGAATATGCACGACGAGCGCCATTAGATCGTAGTGCCATTCCAACGTATGCAGTTTCTTTAGATCCAACAACAGTTACTTTATAAACACCATACGACTTAGTAAATAGTTTACTATCATTTACAATATCTTCAATTGTAAATTTCTTAGTCAATTTTACAGTTCTAATATGTTGTGCATTAGACCATAATTCATTAATGTTTAAATTCAACAGCAATGAATTAAGTTGCTGAAGTTGTTCACAAGGTTTCATGATGTATTGGTTAGTTACGAATAGATCTATTATATCACAGTTATAACCCGTTGTACAGGATTAAATGATCTCAACTGTCTTATACGCATATTCTAGTGCGCGCTCAGCCTCAGTGTTCAATGGTCGTTTTGAGTAGATGTTTGCAGTGTCTCTATCAAGTTGTCGAATCATCTCAGCAATTTGTGAAGAGCTAATAGGATACTTACGCTTGATAGCATTACATGCGATTGATGTCATGATTTTATAGATCATTGAATAACGCCCTGAACCATCAGACCCAGAGATCATTCGATAATCATTAATCATTTTCTTGTTGACGAATGGACAATCAGAATATGACGACCATTCAAAGTCATAGTTGGCTTTACCTTTTAGAAGTTCTTCACGATGGTTTAGAACTTTCTTTTGAACTTCCAATGGTAATCTATCCATGAATGTCTGTACACTGTTTTGTACAACAACCATTGGATGCTTTTCAATTAAAGCATTAGGATTAACAAAATCACCAGCGTTAGTAAAGATAAAATTATTAGCACCTGGATAAACAGCAGGTACGTAATACATTCGAGATAAGTCTTTAGTCTGCCCGTCTCCGAGTCCGTCGAATTCCTTGTTGAGCGCGTACCAGAACTGTTTGATGTTCTCCTTTCGCACACAAACTTTAAGTGGGAATACAAGTCGAAACTTTGGATGCTCGAGTGTACTACTAGAAGTAGAATAACAAACGTAATAATAAGAGCCGTACTTAGCATGAAGTTCTTTCTGAAGATCACCTTCAAATTTGTGATCATCAATATCAAGTGCAGCCCAGCCTGCCCACTCAGTTACATTATCGTTGGCTCGAGTCTTACCTTCAGGGAAAACTGCTGGTGAAATTAGAGGTGACGCCTTAAGACCTTTTGGTGCTTTGCGCTCGCCCTTCTTTAGTTTGTATCCTGGAGTCTCTGCCATCTTATATAGCATTGCTTCAAAAGACTCCCACGAATCATGATGTATTTGCCTATGGGTTTTATTATCGAAAATAGAACCAAAGGCTGTCAAAGAGTATTTCATTCGTATATTTTCACACGTTGGATTGGTTCCCAAATAGAACCTGGACCTTCACGGAATTGTAACTCTGCTCGCTTAAGCTTCTGAGTTGTAGTGTCATAGATTTCTGCAACTCGGATATTCTTCTCGATCATAGCTTGCAGCGGTTGATACTGCAGCATAACTACCTGCTGGTGCTGGAATGCCAGTTATAGTAAAATTACCATTTGTAGTTTTACTAACATCATCTTGTATTTGTTGCCAATTGGTGCCATCAAAAATTTCAACAACATCAATCCAATTATTATAATCAGTACGCTTTCTAATGTCGCCCATTTTTGGTGGGCGAGTCATAGAAATAGTATCAGTATACGTTGGAAAATTAGCCATACACTTTAGATAATAAACCAATGTTGTCGTGGTGCATTGGCGCAGTCCAACCTTCTGGCTTAATTAAATCTGGCAAACCAAGTGGATTAGGACGAGAAGCTTTAATGCCAACTTCCTTTTGCATGTTCTTCTCATGAACACGATTCCAAGACTCATCTGCATTAACATCAAATGCGTCCAAGGTACCAATAGCAACCACACACAAATCAATCAAAGCATCAACTGTATCGTCTGCAGCTTGTAGACCATCAACAGCGCCAACCTGATAATCAACTAATGCTTTACGCATTTCATCAAGTTCTTCTTGTAAAAAGTCAATACGGAACTTCAAGAATGCTTCAAGCTTTTCTTTATCAAGTTCACGCAAAACTTTGTTTACGCCAAACTTTGTATGCATTTCAGAAATATCACTTACCCATTTAC